GAAGGTTGGCCAAGATTGGAAGATTAACGACGCACCCTTTACCAGCGGTATCATTAACGAGAATAACCCACTAAAGTATCACTTTGATTCAGGGAACTATCGCAACGTCTGGTCTGGGATGGTTGTGTTCAAGGAGGGCATAACCGGGGGATACCTGTCCCTTCCTGAGTTCAACATAGCTGTTGCCCTACGGGATAAATCACTCATCTACTTCGACGGCCAAGGTATCCTGCACGGAGTAACTCCAATCCAACGGTTGTCCGAGTATTCCAAGCGGTACTCAATCGTCTATTACTCGCTGAAGGGCATCTGGAACTGCTTGCCCCTTGACGATGAGAAGATAAGAATCAGGAAGTTGCGATCCGAGCGGGAAGCAAACCGAATGAAGCCAGCAAGTAGCATCAATAAATAAACAAGAATCATTAACACCGCAAAAATGGATAAGTTGCGTCAAGGTTACGAAAAAGTTTCTTACTCCGTGCCAGAGGTTGCAGAAATCTTTGGCATAACCAAGTACCGGGTAAGGATGATGGTTAAACTTGGGCAAATAAACGCTATCCTAGCGGGGAAGCAATTGCTGATAATGAACACGGAAGTGGAAAGGATACTAAATAAAAATGGATAACATATTGACAATGAGAAGTGGGACTAGGCACACCGTTGAGGCCAACGAGAAATGGGTGCCAAAGCCCCAAAAAGAAGGAGGGAAACAAAAAACCCTCTCAAGCTTCGGACTTGGGATTCATAAAAGGAAAGGGGTCTATTGGTTCAATAACCATAAAGTGAAAGACCTAATTGCTTTCTGCCGCCGCGAGGGGTTGATTGTCGCACCAGATGCAAACCTTGGGCCAAATGACCGATAGCGAATTGTTCACTCCTTTTAATAAAAAAGGTAAACAATACCCCTTGGGTTCTTCTTATTAGAGTTCTTGTTAGTGGTTAAATAAAGCCCAGCTTCAAGTTGGCTGTTGGTTGTGTTGGTGGTTGTTGCTTTCTTCTTTTGCTTGAAACATTGAGGTATTAGCTAACTTTCAAGCGTTCCTTTGCTGGTTGTGTTGCTGGTCAAATCCCCCCCACTTCTCAATCTTTTGATGGTCGCTTGGTCTTCTTTCCATTTTCCATTCCAAACAATCTCTAGGGTTTTCTTTGGAATGGAATTGGAATAGTCAAGTTGATCACAACCTTAAACTAAACTTGTGATCAATTAAGTAAGTGGGTTTGATTTTAAAACTCACTGATTTAAATAAACTCACCCAAACCTTCCTCCTTTAGCCTGTACTGCCCCAAATTAACTGTTGAACATACCCCCTGTTCACGCTGCATCCTTATCCCCCGATGGCTGGAGCAACGACAGGCAACCGCTTAACTTCACCAACACCCACCAGTAATGGCAAGCATCCCGGTGGGAGGCCCAAGATTGTTTTTGACCTAGACTTGGTTGAAAGGCTTGGAGGTCTCAATGCTACCCTTGCAGAAATGGGGACTCTCCTTGGCTGTTCTCACGATGTGATTCAACGCCAAATGAAGGGCGAGGATAGCGAGTTTCGCGTTTCCTATGAAAAGGGGAAAGCTAAGTTGCAAACTTCTCTCAAGCGTAAGTTGGTGCAGCAAGCCCTTGAAAACAATAACGTGGTCAGTCTTATCTTCGCTCTGAAGAACGTCTGCCAGTACACCGACCGTGCTGAGGTTAACGTTGAACACTCCGGGCACATCGCTAGCGAGAAGCAACTCGTTGTCCAATGGAGGGAGATGCTCGGTGCTCCCAGCCCTGAAAACAACTGAATGACTAAAGAGGAACGCGCAAAAGCCTTATTCAAGTTGATGCTGCCCTACCAGCAAAGGTGGGTTGCTGACACTTCGCGTTTCAAGATATGGCTCAAGTCCCGGCAGATAGGGGGTTCACTTGGCACCGCCTTTGAGGCTGTTGCCAGTTGTGTGGACAAACCTAACACCGATTGGGTGGTGCTTTCAGCGGGCCAAAGGCAGTCGGAGGAATGGATGCTGAAGGGCAACAGGGTTGCGAGGGTTGTGTCTGATGCAATGGATTTACCCAAGCCTGACTGTAGGACGAGCGAGGTAAGGTTCCCCAATGGCTCAAGAATCCTAGCTCTCCCGGCTAACCCGGACACCGTGCGTGGCTATTCGGCCAACCTAGTGCTGGATGAGTTTGCTTTTCACGAAAGACCCGACCGTATCTACGAGGCCATTTACCCAGCTATCTCAAACCCATTGAGGGGTGAGCTAAAGCTCCGCATCATTAGCACCCCAGCAGGACGCAACTCCAAGTTTTACGAGATTTGGAACAAGTCGGAGGAAATGAACTTCGTAAGGCATAAGACCACCATTCACTCAGCAATCGAGGAAGGGTTGCCAATGGATGTTGAGGCTTTGAAGATAGGGCTGGATGACCCAGAAGCTTGGGAGCAGGAATACGAGTGCGAGTTTGTGGATGCAACTAACGTGCTGCTGCCTTATACCCTTATTGACGGCTGCGTGAGTGACGAGGCGACCCTAGATTGTGAGGAGGAGAACGGGAATGCTGTCCGATTTGTAGGCATAGACATTGGGCGCAAGCATGACCTGACTGTTTGCTGGACGCTTGAGAAGGTTGGCGATGTGATGTGGACAAGGGAGGTTTTAACCCTGAGAAACACCCCGTACCACTTGCAGGAGGAGTTGCTGTCTGACCGTATCAACAGGGCTACCCATGCTGCTATTGATTCAACAGGGATCGGCAATGCAATAAGCGAGTCATTGGCCAAGCGGTTTGCCTTTAAGCTGGAGGAATGCACGTTCACGCAAGGGCTGAAGGCAAAGATATTCCCCGGTTTACGCAGGGCATTCCAAGAGCGGGGATTGAGGGTTCCGAGGGATAAGGCCATTCGGGAGGATTTACATTCGGTCAATGAGTTGACCACGCCGGGAGGAAACAAACAGTACAGGGCGGTGAGGCGTTCAGATGGTCACGCCGATAGGTGTACCGCATTGGCTTTGGCCAATTATGCCGCTCTGCTAAACCAAGGGTCAGGGGCAATCCAAGAGACCAGTAACATCATGCTTGGCAGGGCGAAGCTGTCCGGGTTGAGGCCCACATTGGTATGATTGCAGAATTAAGTAACCGTTTGGGGGGATTGTTCAAAGCCAAAAAAGGGCTGAACGGAGCATCCATAGGTAAGAGGGTGATCTCACCCAACAACCGTGACCGGATGGATAGCAATTCGCTGGGGAGCAAACAAAGCCCAGCCAATGTTATTGCTATTCTCCGCGCAGCCTTAAACGGGGATATTCGGCAGCAATACCAAGTCTATGAGTTGATGGAGGACTCATGGGCTAGGCTGGCAAAGAACCTTCACGAACTAAAAAGCGCAGCGGCAGGGGCAACCTACACCGTTATGCCATTCACCGAGAGGGGGGAACGGCCAACAGACTCCGCTCAAGCGAAGGCAGACTTTGTTCAGTATGCGATTGATGGATGGAAAGGTAATCCGATTGAGGGAACAAACGGCTTCCGCAATGCCATCTATGATTTATGTGATGGGGTGGGCAAGGGATTCAGCGTGCAGGAAATCCTTTGGGAAGTGAAGCCCGATGGGATTTGTCCCAAGTCAACCTACTTTTGTCATCCCCGCTATTACTCTTTCCCCTACGACAAGACTGACCTGATGCTTTCCCCCCAAGGCGATGGCATTTATGAGGAGTTCCCAAGGAACAAGTTCCTCATTGGCATCTACAAGAACCGTTCAGGCAACTCAATGGGCTACGGCTTGTTGAGGCAGTTGGCCTATTGGTGGAGTGGTCAGAACTTCTGCCGGGATTGGTTGCTTAACTTTGCCCAAGTGTTTGGTCAACCGTTGAGGTGGGCGACCTATGACCCCGGCGCTGCTGCCAACATTAAGAACGACATTGCTGATATGTTGGAGAACATGGGGTCTGCGGCATGGGGAGCGTTCCCGGCAGGGACACAGGTAGAGTTCAAAGAGGCAGGAAAAAGCGGGGCAGATAACCCGCAAAGCTATTTCATTCAGGTTGCTGATAAACTTTGTGACATCACAATCCTTGGGCAAACCCTCACCACGGACGTGGGGGATTCAGGCAGCAGGGCTTTAGGCGAGGTGCACGAAGATGTGCTTCGCTCTAGGTTGCAGGACGTATGCGATTGGGCAGCGGATGTGATGAACGAGCAGCTTGTCACCTCATTATGTGAGTTGAATTACGGGGACACAGAAGAAATGCCCAAGCTTGTCCCTGACCTTGCTGGGCCAAGTGATCCCGTGCTTGAAGCTCAAAGGGATCAGATACTTTTGGGAAGCGGAGTGGACATGCCCCGTGAATGGTTTTACGACAGGCACGATGTACCAATGCCGCAATCAGGGGAGGAAGTCATTACGCCACCAGAGCCTTCCCCAATGCAGCCACCTATGTTCGCCAAGGAGGGAGTGGTGGAAGCCGCACAGAGGGCAGAGCCGGGGCCAAGGGACAAACTGCTTAACAATGTGATGGAGGATATTACGGGAGTGAGCGAGGCGTGGCTTGCCCCGGTGAAACCCGCTTTTGTTCAGTTGGTGAATAAAGCAATGGACGAGTCCGTTACAGATGAGGATTTTGAAAGGGCAATTGCCAAGGCGGCAAACACGATGCCCGAGCTATTCGACAAGTTGGACACGAAGGTTTTGCAGGACGCGATGGAGAGGAACATGGGGGCAGCTATGGTTAACGGAGCGGTGAAACGCTTTGAAGCTTCCCCATTGGCCAAGGTTGAGGAGGCACCAGTATGATTGCAACCAAGGTAGAACTGCCCTCTGGCATTGATCGTCTGAAGTTCTCTGAAGAGGAACTGACAGGGGTTCTCAAGGTTGGAGCAAGAGGCGTGTCTCAATATCTCCGCAAGTTTTACCGGGAGAAGAACGGCAGGGAAAAGAACAAGCTGGGGGGCAAGCGGACTAATTTCTGGAACAAGGTTGGCAACACCGTGAATAATGGTGACCCAAACCATACCAACGATGCTGAACCAATTGTTGAATCCCCCGGACGGGTTGTGGTCACAATAGGCAGTCCCATCCTTCCCCATAAGATCAAGGGGGGAACGATAAAGGCCAAAAATGTTCAATACCTCACCATTCCGCTTGTTGCAGAAGCTTATGATAAAAGGGCAAGGCGTTTCCCTGACCTGTTTGTCATCAAGAGCAAAAAGGGCAATCTGCTTTTGGTAAAGCCAGACAAGTCTAGTGGGAGTGTTCCGCGCCAGAAGTTCAGCGCCAAGAAAGAGGCGAAGCGGCAGCTGCCTAATACGGAGAGGCCCAAGCGGGAAAACAAGACCTTGGGGCTGAAGGTGCCAGAGCGGGAGACACCGACAATGCAGGAGGAATCAGGGTTCACCCCTTACTTCTTGCTGAAGAAGTCAGTCACCCAAAAGCCTTGGCCAAACAGCATCCCAACAGAGCAACAGATTAGGGATGTGTTTATCAAGGAATCTGATTATGGGATTCAGAGGGTGAAGGAAAGGAGAGCAGCCTGATGCCTTTACCCACTCCAAATGGTGAACCCAAAGATGAATTTGTTTCAAGCTGCATGGCAAACGATACGATGAAAGAGGAATTTCCAGACAAGAGCCAAAGGCTTGCTGTTTGTACCAGTCAGTACAAGGCCAAGGGATTTGAGGAGCAGGACATTGTTCATGCCATCAGCACCTTGCTGCCGGGGGACGAGTTACCGGAGGACATTCAGTATCTACCGCCCGGAACTCATAGCATCACGGCAACCAAGAACGGTAAGCCCGCAGAGTTGACGGTAGACGTAGGCGCTAAAACTGCCGAGCTACTGCAAAATTCCTTTACCAATATCACGGCAGGAGACAAGGAGCAGGTGTTCATCGACTTCAACCATGACGATTCAGAGGCAAGCGGATGGATAACCGGCTTCTACTGGGCGGGAGCAGACCCCGAAGCTGGGGGAGTTCGTGCCAAGGTCGAATGGACAAAGGCAGGAGAAGAAGCTTTGCAAGGCCGGAACTTCAGAAAATTTAGCCCTACTTTCACCCTTAATTCCAAGGGTGAGATTGAAGGCACCACTTTGAATGCGGGAGGCTTGGTTAATCGGCCAGCGTTCAAGGACATAACCCCGATAGTCGCCAGCGATGGTGGCTATCAAAACCCTGACAGTAAAATGGCAGA